TGAAAATATGCTCCATTTAATGGAGGATCAGTAAAAAAAGTATTAACACCTATCAATGAAGCACTACTAATTGTTCCTAGACCACTATCACAAGGATTAGTCGGTGGTGGAGGAGGAGGAACTAAACAACTTTGTTTCATCCCATTTATTCTTGTTGCTTGACATTCTTGTGATTCCCATTGTTTATTTTGAACATTATATATGGATCCTAATGAAAATAATTTAGTATTTGGACCAGGATTAGTATATTTACTACACTCTTGACCATTAATACAGTTATTATAACCATTTCTATTATTTTGACTGCCAATATTAGCGTTATATTTTAAACGTTGTATTCTATTTCTACTAGTAACACTTGTTCTTGAATTATAACCCGGATTTCTATATTTTCTAGTTGTTGTATCCATTTTTTGTTGTTGAATACTTACTTGAGTTAAAGATATAGGACGTTTGTAAGCTAGTTTACAATCATCTTGGTCACTTAGTCCATTAACTGTATTTATTTTATACAAATTTTTTTTTCCTTCAAATATTCCTTTATCGGCTTTATTTTCAGGTAATACTCCAAAGGTATTTTGTTCATATAATTTTCCCGAATTTTGAAGATAATTTTTATAATTTCCCCCATTATTAGTTGTTTTAAATCCAAACTTATTTACCTGTCTAGATACAGCATAATTAGGTTGTGGACATATTTGAGTTAAAAGACCATTTATAACTTCACATTGTGAATTATCTACTACTTTTATAATTTTTTCATTTGGAATACAACCAGTTGTATTACAATTATAAGTTTTTCTATAATGATTAAAAGGAACTCTATATGGTGTGGGTTTTCTTCTTAAACTTAATTTAGCTTGTTTAGTATCATTTTCACAAAATTCAGCCTCAACCCTATTAGTATTTAAATTTTGGATAACTCCAGTTGTTATTTCCGTTCTAGGATTAATAAATCTAGGATCATATCTATTATTGTAAACAGGCATTAAAAAAAATGAACTAACTCCATTAAAAGTTTTTCCTGTTTCACACGTTCTACTTGCTTCACAAGTTTCTTTTCTATTATTCATATTAATATAGTATTATAAATAAAATTTACTATATTAATTTATTTACATTAAAAATTGTGGTGGACAATTTGTAGGACAAACACTATTATTATTTGGTAATATTCTACCATCCGTTCGTCTTTTTGGTCTTGTTGCGCCTCTAACTCTAGTAAGAGCATTAAGTTGGGGATTATTAATTTCTCTATTAGTTTGATTATTAAAAAGTGCTTTGTATTTAACTTTAGTATATTGAGAAGAAGGTCCCAAATCAGTTCCTCCATTAGTGCTTTGTTGTTGGTAAATTGGCCACTGTATAGTTCTATCAGCATATTGAATATTTCCAACTCTATAAATTCCATTACAATTATTTCCTGTATGTTGAGCTGTTTGACCTGCTGGACAATTTGTGCCGGCTCTAATGGTATCTAATTTAAGTCTAGTAATTCTATCACTAGCTTCTACAGCGCCTTGAACAGCAAAGTTAGGGTTATTGTATCTGTAAGTTGTTTGACCAGGACCAAATTGACATCCTCCTTGTGTTGATGGACAATTACCACCAAATCCGGGCATTTGTTGAGGATTAGACATAAATGTCGAACCTGTTGGTTGTTGAGTAGATAATTTTTTAATTTGTGTGGCTTTTCGTCTATTATTAATTAGTTCTCTGTAAGAATATGAATACTTAGTTCCTATTAAAGTATTAGATAAACCACTATTTTGTTGCCCAGCAGTATTAGGCTGCATACCACTTCTAATAAGAGGTTTATTTGTTCGTGTAACATTACCACTGCTACTACGAATATGTGGCGTTTGTCCGGGTTGTTGTCCAGATTGTTGAGGAATATTTGTAGTTGGAAGAGAGCCATTTGGACAGCAAAATCCAGTAGAATTATCAATGTTAGAATAATTATCCTTATATATTTCAGTTGTAAGCATACAACTAGAAATGTCTGGTGAACCAGAATTACAATCCAGTGTTTTTCGGAATCCCTTCAGAGGTTGCCTAAAAGGGGCATAATACTGTCTTTGTGTTTGTTGAGCAACCTGATCTCTTAAAACCCAAAAGCCTGATGCGTCCTGAACATTACTACAAGAACCGTTGGGTACACAAACTGCGGGATAATTATTTGTAATTATACTTGAACCAACGGCATTACCTATTTTACGATTATAGGAATTTCTTAATAAAAAATCCGTTGATCTAAAATTCATTCTAGAAGGATTTGACGGATTAAATTGTATTCTGTCTTTTAAACCTTGTCGCATTTATATTATTAAAAGAAAAAATAACTCAATAATATAAATATATGAAGTCTAAACTATTTTTAGGAATTATATTAATTATAACTATTCTTTCAAGTATGTTATTTACAGTTACTGAAGGTGTATGTAATTATGAGGATGGAGGAGGAATAAGTGGAAATCAAGGAGGAAGTAGTAATCCTTTAGCAGTAGGCACAAAAGGAGCTCCTGTAACAAATAGAACTAAGGATTCGTGTAATGAAGCAACTATTATTGAAAATGGAAGTAGATTAAAAGAAGCAGAAGGAAAGTTAAATGAATTGAAAAAAATAGCAGCTAATGTTGGTCAAGGAATTACAGAAACAAATAAGAAAGGAATTCTTAATAATCTAAGGATGTCAAAAGAAATGGCAAGTGCTGCTGGAGACGGAGAAGGAAGTGATGAAAATCCTGCTTGTGAGAAATATCCAGAAGCGTGTTGATAGGTAATAAAATCTAATATAAATATAATAATGAAAGTAGTTATAATATTTATAAATTTTATTTTGATTACTCTAATATTATATAATATATTGAATTCTAAAATAGTAGAAGGATTATCTGGTTGTTCAGGTAGTAACAAAAATGCTATTTATAGACAACAAGCGTTAACAAATAGATTATTTAGCGAATTAAATACACTAAAAGTAAAATATAACGAATTAAACGGTCAAAAAAATATGAATACATCATTAATAAATATAAATAAAATGAAAATGAAAGGAGCTACACAAGACATAGAAGACGGAAAAAAAGAAAAAGAAAAAGAATTAGACGATTTAGAAAAAGATAATCCCGTACCCGGAGCTGCTCCCTTACCCAAAGGAGATGGTGGTAGTGGGGGATTTGCGTCTCAAATGAAGGCGAGTGCAAGTTCAGCAAGATTTTAACCTATTATAATATTTGTTAATTCTACTTCATCCAAAATATTTTCATATCCGTGTAACGGGTTTTCTTCATATGATAATATTTCTTCTTCATTTTCTTCTTCATTCATATATTTTATAACTTTTCGATGTTTCTTTATTAACTGATAATAAACGAATGGATCTGACATACTAGCAATTGATATCAAATTTAAAAATATTATTGGTTGTTCATTAAAAACTAATAAATAATACCACATAATAAACTGCATACTAAAAATTATTGAAAAAAATATAGAATATCTCATTTTACTGTAGTATAATTCCTTTCTTATTATATTGTTACGACTTATGTATAGAAAATATGAATAAAAAAATATGTTTTCCAAAAACATAGAATAACAAAAATAAAAAATTTGTGGGGATAATTCATCATTTTTTACAAAAGTCATTAAAGATGGTTCGGGTAAACTAATATTAAAGTTTAACATTTTTATTGCTAAATAATCATTATGATAATCTAACAACCATATAAAAGAACCAATTGTCACTGCCATCACATATTGAATAAAATAAATACTGAATGGATTTTTAAATGAACCATATAACTCTGTATTTTCCATAGGATATCTATAACGTAATGTATATAACTCACCGCATTCCATACATTTTTCCCAAGCAGAAGAGTGTCTATTAAAATTTCTCCAAGTAGTCAAACAAGATTTATGAACATATTTACTTGTTCCTTTACATCTACAAGGAGATATAAAAGGGTCATCTAGTGTTTCTTGTTCAAAACATATTCGACATTCTAATATATCATCTGACATATAATATATTAATTATATATATATAATTAATGGGATCTTTCTTTAAAGACATAGCAGGTGGTGTTGAAAAGGCTCAAGCAGGATTTCTTGGACCTACTTATAATTATGCCAAACAAATAAAAGCCCCGGGTGAATTAGGAATGAGTGGTGATGGTAATATGGGCGCACTCGCACGAGACGTTGCTGGTTTAATAAATTATACAGAAGTTTTAACAACAGGGAAAAGTAGAGCACAAAGAACAAGTGGACCTTTAGGAAACAAATTTTTTTTAAAAACAGGAGGTCAATGTAAATCAAGTGATGGTCAATTACACGATAGATGGATATATGTTAGTAATGTTCCAACTGGAACTATTCCATTTATTTCTAGTATGACAGGACAAGCTCTAGGAGATTTTAGAGGATTAGTTCCGGGAACAATTGAAAATTTAGGTCATCTTAATCCTTTAGCACTTTTTGGAGGATTTATGCAGGGAACCAACCCAAAGTGTAGAAAATTAAATTTAAAAGATGATAAAGGTAAAAGAGGATTATATGTAGCAGACGCAGATATTGCTAATTTAAACCCTTGTTTGTTTCCAGGTAGTAGAAATCCAGTAAGTGGAAAAAGAATGGGAGGATGTAAGGTTGGATTTCAAAATTTAAATGATATTATGGATGGATTAAAGAAAACATTTGATGGAGATGAAACATTAGAACATAATCCATTAGCAAAAGCTTATAATGTAGGATTCAGTGTTTTGTTAATTTATTTACTATATCATTTAGTTATGAAATCAGGAGATTAAAACCAAAAATGTTGAATAGATTGTTGCTGAGCTATTAAAACACCTATAATGTAAAAAATAGTTCCAATTAATAAATGAACCATTTTTCCTGGTTTATAATTCAATCCTAAATAACTGGATATTAAAGAATGTGGTGAATCATCAGCAGGTGGATATATTCCCCAAAATATAGCATTTACCATTAATAATGATGTAATAATGATTCTTAACATATAAATGTATATTAAGAATTTAAAATAGATATTTATCGGCGTCTCTTTTTTTTAGTTTTACGTTTTCTTCGTCGTTTTTTTGTTTTTCTCTTTTTATTTTTTCTTCTTTTCTTTCTGCGGGTTTTTCTTTTACCTCCTCTTCCTATGATAGTAGGAGTAACTGGTTTTGGGAAAACAGGTCTTCTTGGTTTTAATAATGCTTGTGGGTTTTTTTCAAATAATGAGATTTTTTCTCCATCTCCACCCTGTGCTAAACGTCTTCCTTCTTCTTCAGCAGCAGCGTTAAAATCTTTTATTCCTTGTTGGCCTATCTTATATGTTTCTTTTGCTTTTTTACTAGCATCTTTTAAACGAACACCTATATCGTTTGCTCCTTGTAAGAATTTCCCAGTAAATGATGTATCCGCACCTCCTTTTTTATTTTTTGATCTTTTTCTTGTTCTTCTAACCATACTTATAATATAAATTCATATAAAAATTTACATTATAGATTTATTTTCTGCGGCGGCGGCGAGACTTTTTCTTGTGAGTCTTTCTCTTTCTGCGTTTCTTAGCACAGTGAGTTCCTCCTTTTTTAGATTTACGATGCTTACGGCGTTTACGTGTCTTTCTCTTACGTAATCTTTTTTTTGCTCCTCCAACTTTAGCTACTAATCCCTTTAAGGTTTCTTGAACTTGACTTAAAGCTTCAAGTCCAGCTGCTTTCATTTCTTTTCCATCTGACATTATAATATATATTAAGATTAAATTAATATATAGTATTTAAAATTTAACGCGTTTGTAAAGTTCTAAAGCTGCTAAACCTCCAGCAATCTGTGCGATAATATATGGAGCTAAATCTTTCATACTAATTTTTCCAGCAGCTGCCAACATTACTGAAACAGCAGGATTAAAGTGACCACCGGATGTTTTACCAAGTATGAAAATAACAGCCATAAGTGCTAAACCAATTGCAACGGCATCGCCTGTTGCTAAAATAACATAAAGAAAGAACATAGTGCCTAAAAATTCTGCGAGAAGTTTATTAATCATTATAATATAAAAAAAGAAAATTTAATTATCGCCGCCCGCGGCTGGTTGGTTTAAACTAGCTCTATCAAAAACATTCTTAAAATAAATTACATCACTAGAATCTCCACCACGACCAGAAGTTTGACCAGGAACAACTTCGCCGTAATTACCGAAAAGTTGTGCTCGTCTAGATCTAGGGTCTGCTCCTATTGAATTACCATTTTGAACAGATGCGTGTGCTCCTCTATCAGTTCCACCATCACTAATTTGTCCAGGTTGAGTTCGTGTTCTTGTTTGTAATTTCTTTAATCGTGCTATTCTACTTGAGGTATCTGTAGTTGGACCAGGTTTTGCGGTTCCTGCTCCTCTACCTGCGTCGGCTCTTGCTTGTGTAATACAAGAATTTGGCGCAAATCCATCAGTTTCAACACTAGGGTGTGCTCCCCTAAATGTTCTACCTTTAGGACAAAATAAATTATTTCTTACTAAGGAAAAAGAATTTCTCCAATCAACTAAATAACCATTAGTTCCATTTGATGCTGACATTATATAATATAATCAAACATAAAAATTTAACCGAATGTTGATTCCCCACCATAATTAATATATAAAAATCCATCATCTGCTTTTTCACTATCATATACACTTGATAACAATGCTGAACAAGGCATCATTTTATCATTTACAAATAAATATAACGCTTTTTCTGGTGTCAAATTCATTCTTTTTCTAATAACATACATAAAAATTGCTAATGATAAATCACCAGGGCATAAATATTTTTTTCTATCTACTTGAGGAATATTTGTGGATATTCTTTCACAAATTACAGGAACTCTATCTGGATATTTTTGTAGTATTCTATTTGACTC